TACATTGAGGAATTACCTCGGAAAAGCGGCATACGATCTTCGTCAGCAAGAGCGTGTGGGACATGATGCTATTGAAGCGGAGCGCCTCAAAATACTCCAGGGTTCCTCACGATCTGCACGATATGGCGGCCGTGCTAAAAGGGCATTCCATAAGGGGGATAAGCGTATTGAAGGTATTCACCGTGCCGCAGGGAAGCTAGAAGAAGAACGCAAGCCCTATGATGCGTATGACTTTGCGGTGGGTGCAAAGTTGTCACATCATGTTGATGATAACACGCATTTCCATATGAATAAGGAGCATGGAGTTTACCATATTAAGGGATTCAAACAAGGAAAGCACTTTTGGGACACTGCACGAACACACGGAGAAGCGATGAAGAAGTTCTCCGCACATAAGAAGGGTGTATCAGAGGAAGTGGAACAACTTGATGAGGGAGATCATAAATTCATCAATGCAGCATCGTCTCGGAAGAGTATTGCTGATGCAGAGAAAGCATTAAAGGACAACCCAGGAATGTGGTCGGGACCTAAGGCGGGATTCAAGGGATTGATTACTGTACATAAGAAGCATCTTGCTAAGTTGCAAGAGGCCGAACAACTCGACGAAATCTCATTGGGTCTTGCTCATAAGGTGCATGATGCGAGAATCGAACGAGGCGACGAATATCAGCGCCAAGCAGTCAGCGGTCCTCATCATAATCAGGCACAAGCTAAGATGAAACAAGAATATGCGAAAGCAGATAAAGTGGGTGGATTCATTACAAGAAAGCACAATAGACTTGATGCTGTTGGACCGGAAGGACGACGCGGAACTGCATACGCTCCTACATATAAGTTCCATGAAGAAGCTGAACAACTCGACGAAATGACTATCGGTGCAGGTTCCCATAAAGTCATTAAAGCATTCTTGAACAAGCAGTCAGCATCCAGCAAGAAGCTGTCCACGGACGGAAAGACACTACATGGAAACTGGTTGGGTGGAAGTGGAATTGCACACCATGAAGGTGGAAAAGTCCATCTCAATGATCTGGGTGGTAGGACTGCTATTCAAGTGCATCGTGCGATCAAGAAGCACTTGACGTATGGATCGGGTTCTAATGTTCCTCATTATGACACTGAGCTTCATGAAGCACATTCCGAGACCTATAACACTATTCGACGAGTGCTTGGAGAAAAGAAGGGGTAATATGAAACGCTTTAAGCAACTAGCAGAAGAACTCACCGTTCCGATCAGGGAGTCCATCTTCAATGCGTACCGCGAGAAGGCATTGCTGTCAGAAAATCTTTTAGATAAACCCACTCATTCTCCTGAATCGCTTGCGAAGAAATATAATGTGCCAGTTTCACATATTCACGATCAATTAGCAAGGGGTATCAAGATTGAGCAGGAACACACGTCAAAGCTCGACGTAGCCCGTGAGATTGCATTAGATCACTTGGGAGAGCGTCCAGACTATTACATGAAATTGGATAAAGCTGGACTGGAAGAAGAGAAAAGGAATACGTCCTTTTACAATGCTACGGCCGCTGAACGTCGCCGTGTAGGTATAACGAAGAAGAAGTTTGATTATAAGAAGTTCTCCAAGTACCGCACCAAGCATCCTGAGAAATTTATTGCAGGTATCAAAGAATCCTTGACACCCCGCGAAGAACAATCTCATCATGAACGGCTTGCGACTCCAAAGAGACCCCCTGTGGATCAAGCGGAGAAACAGAAGAAGAATTTGACACGACAAACAAACAGCACAGCAAATGCAAGGGAAACGTCTGCGGCTCATAAGACTGTGATTACAGGACGAGAGAGTAAGTCATTTAGTCAACTGGGGGAATCCTCTTCACCTGGTATGTCATTCCAGCAAGCGATTCAGGATGCAAAAGCTAAAGGACATAAGATTGTCTTTGGAACAAACTCCCAAAAGTGGCATGTAATCGATCAAAAGGACCGAGATTTCCATATGCCTCATGCTTCAGAGCCCCATGAAGCGGAGAAAATAGGAGAAAAACAGTCAAAATGGGGAGCACATTCTGTGGCGCGAGCGACTGTAAATAGAAAGCTGGAAGAAGCATCCACTCGTCGCACGTTCTATATGAACCAACAGAGGAAAGACCCAGCGAAGTTCATCAAGCATGTGAGAAAGAAATCTAGGAAGTACGAGGAACCCCGACGCAAGGACTTAGATGAAGCGTTCAATATTGCATTTGATGAGAGCGGAGGCGCGAAGTTTGAACACACGTTCTGTAGTCAGTGCGGGAAGGACTTGGGACCTGGAGAACACGGAGCGAGTGATTGTGGACAGCATAGACGGATGCCAGGGAAGCATCAGAAAACTTCTGAGCGAAGGATTTCGGCATTCCAAGCAAGTCATAAGGGGATCAATAACAAGATTGTGCAGGAAGCGTTCCAAGCAGCGAAGGATAAGAAGAACGGGAAGAGTGAAAAGCAGGATAATCTTCCTCAGAATCAAGAGGGAGCCCATGAGCCGAACAAAGAGAAGTTCAATGCACCCGCCCCACAACCACAGGATGGAGCAGCACCCACAACGACGCAGGATGGAGGAAAGCCCGCAAGTGCGATTCCAACAGTAGCAAAGAGCAATACTCCGACTCCTGAGAAAAAAGGGCGAAAAATTGACGTAAAAGGGTCTGGTGCGGACGATAAATTTCAATCAGAACCCATCTATACTTCACTTACAACTATGCCGGACACAGCCTCCCCACGAAGCGGTAGTCAAGGTGTGAGATAACATAAATAAAATGAGAGACCTACGGTCGGTGATTTATAGTGACAGTGACGGAGTTATCTGTGATTTCTACACGGGAGCAGAGAAGCTACTGGGGCACCAATGGATTGGTGGGACAGTACGTGACAGAGATGGAGCGGTTCTGAGTCAGCAGCATGATTTTTGGGAAACACTTCCACCGATGCCTGACTTGGATGTGTATTGGGGTTTCTTAAAGAAATACAATCCACAAATTTTGACCGCGGTTCCTAGTGCACCCTGGGGTTTTGTGTGGGAACAAGTAGAGCGGGGAAAGCGGGAATGGTATCGAAAGAATATTCCCTCGATTCCCCACAGTCATATTCATATTGTGGAACGACAGGATAAACAAAACTTCGCACGTAACGGACAGGTACGGAACATTCTCATCGACGACCATGAGAATAATATCAGAGAATTTGAGGCGGCGGGGGGAGTAGGTATTTTGCATCATAGCGCCAAGACAACGATTATAAAACTTAAAGAATTGGGTTATTTTTAAGGGTGTGAAACGAAATGAGGAGTCCAGGCTCGCTCAGTTAATAAGGATGAGAGGACAGAAACGCGGGCCGTATAAGAAACAATTCAGTAACTAAGGAGAATTTATATGTCTTTGTGGAAAATGGTTGATGCTAACACTGGGGCTCCAAAGCAGAATTTAGAATCGACAAGTGATGCTGCGGGTCACTCAGCTAACGGATTTTGGTTATACGGCAACACACAGGTTGGGGCATTTCAAGCCAATGCTGCATTAGGTGTATTTGGTATTGATTCAAGAGAAAAATCCAACAGCCAATTTGAAGGATCAATTGCTACACATTCCGGGTGGGTTCTACGCAAACAAGGAACTGGTGATATTGCGTCCATTGCTGTTGTGAGTGGTGGAAAGGGATTTTCGGGAAATGCGACAGCAAAATATCTATCAATCACAGGTGGTGGAGTGTGGAACGTTGCAGCGAATGCGTCTTTCACAGTCCGTGCAAACGGATCAATTGATTCCGTAACACCAGCAGCGGGACCAGTGGCAAACGGTGTCGGATACGCTCAGAATGGATTCTGTGAAATAGTTGGTGGTGGAACAGGCAACAACCAACTTGCGAACATCTCTTATACGAAGAATGCAGCGGGGAACGTCGCCGCATTAGTTATCAACAACGGTGGTGGAAACTTTGACGCTAATCCTCGTGTGACTCCATTGGGAACGAACACAGGAACCGCAACGATTGTCGTAACATGTAACACAGGACAGATTCTCACTGTGACTGTTGCAGATCGTGGGGGCAACTACACGAACACTCCAACATTGGGGACTGTGACGACGAATAATGCAACTCCTACGTTTGCTATTACAATGGGTGGACGTGCTAACCGCGTACACTATGAAGTGCTGGTGGCTTCAGGATCAATGGCAACCGATAACGTAGCCAACAGCGATGATGCTATTGTCGGAGCGTAATGCAGGACTTTTGCGATCATGTGAAAGAATGTATGGAAGGGGTTCCGGCGACAACCTGGGACCCCGAATCCAGTTATTTGTCTGATTATGGGGTGCGCGGAGAACTCAACGATCATTTGGACGACATCACGGACTATGCGAGGCATCCGGCTGCGGAGTACGAGGAAGTACGGGTATTTTTGCAAGGCCGCAATATAGAACTCCCCCCCGTCTCCGTCTATGCAGATGAATTCCTGGAAAATGACGGTGAAATCATTATTCCTCTTGTCTCCACTATTGAAGGCCCGAACCTCCTGTTTATATATTTTGCGTTCACGATGAATGAAGTCACAGATGGGGAATTCGAAGTGTTTTCTGAGATAGTTACCCAGAACGAATTAGAGGAGATATTGAGCGATGAAGATGTTGAGACTGTTTGAACAAGCGAAGAAATTGCATCATATACTTCCTGGTCACCCCTATCATCATAAGTCAGATGCCGAACTGCATTACATTCTCAGGGATGCGGGAGAAGCAGAAAAAGCTATCGGGCAACATGATAAGAGTGCGATGTGGAAATATGGAGATCAACAGAATGACGCCGCGAGCATTTTAGGATACCGTCAACGTGGTGGGCAGAGGATTCCCGAAAAGAAACCATAAGGACTAATTTACTATGATTGATTTGATTGATTTGAACCACGACACGGTCATGATCTATGCGATCAAGTGCTATGATAAGCCTACACTTATCAAGAGTGAACTTAAAGAAGATTTGAAACATCTGAGTTATGTGAGGCGATTGTTTCGACGCTACAATCAATATGGGGAACTGAAAGAGCGTCTGATTCTGAATCACTTGATTATTTTGTACAATATTTTCGGAAGAGTCCCCGCGACTCGTTTGTTGTTCTATCATACTCGAACAGAGGATTATGACATCCTAAAGACATTTCTGGTATTTCTGAACTATATGCCCAATCATGTTGTGGGAATTAGGGGAAGAAGCATTCTCTCTGATGAATGTCAACTCGACCCATTTGTTGTTGATATTTTACGAAAGTTGAGATTTGATGAACGCGATTCTGAGTTTTCTCCTGAAACTATTCCCAACACTCTTTCCAAAGATAGCTGAGAAGAAGGGCACCATTTTGAGTACCTTGCTTCTGTGCGCCACTCTCGCTGGTATGTATTCGGATTTGTCGTCCAGCCTCAGCACAGCCAAGGCTGCTCGTGATGAGCAGATTAAAGGATACGCCGTGCAGATTGGTGTGCTCCACTCTGAATCTGAATCTCACAAAGAGGATATTGAGAAATTGAGAGGGTGGCTTAAAAGTGTCACAGAACGTGTGAATAATCAGGAACGAGAAGCATTGGAGCGTCAATCGGCTGCATTAGAAAATCGTATCAATAGGCTGGAAGATGCGGCTATGAGAGGGAAACGTAGATAACATGCAATTTCTTATTGAATCGGAAGGTCCATTCTTAGAGGATTATATCCATGATTTCTGTGCTCACGTCTGCACGCAATTAGGTATCACGGAGCATCCTGAATTGACATTGGTGGATAAGACAGGCAGTACTTCCTTCGGTTCCTATCGCCCCGGTGATGGAAGCATTATCGTAGCGACTGAAGGACGGCATGTGGCGGACGTTCTCCGCACACTTGCCCATGAAATTGTCCACGATGCACAGCATTTGAATGGATCACCTGATATGCCGTTGGATGAGTTGGAGTATGAAGCGAATGCGATGGCGGGAATGCTCATGCGTGATTGGAATAAGTTGCACCCGGAAGTCTATGGTGCTGATGAAGGAAGCGATCACGCAAGCGAACAGGAATATGAATCACAGGGTGCTGTGGGTGCAGACACGACACGTCCAACAGGACCCATTGCGATGGCAGAAGAGGGCATCGTCAACTCCGCAGGAGCGGGGAACGTCGCAGGAATCGGTATCGGTCCACAGGGGGAGCCGGGAGTGCTTCCAAAGAAAAGGAAAGGTTCAATTATGAAGCCGATGGTACGACGCAAAACATTAAGTGGGCTCAAAGAGGAACTAATGTATTCACTCAAGTCACACATCGAAGAATCGATGAAAAATCCCGTGTTCAGGGGTCTTCATAGGGGACATGGAATCTATCATCATGGTAAGTATGGATATGGAGATGAAACACAAACCCCGCATAATTCCATTCACAGCATCCACCAATACAAGCAGCATCTTGACGATCACATGGCAAAAGAACACGAAGCACGACCCGCTCATGAAAAATATTGGGATACGGTCCCACATAAAGACCGACAACATTGGAGAAATATGACGCAACACGTCGATGCGTCTGCATCAGAATTAGCATACGCTCATCATCAAGCAGTGAATCGTTAGGAAGGAGTTAAGCATGACAGATTATCTTAAAGCAGCAGGGGGAATTCTCGCAACAATTGCCCCAACAATCGCGTCAGCATTAGGTGGACCCCTTGCGGGGATGGCAACCACAGCCCTCATTAGTGGACTGGGATTAGCTCCTGATACAAGCCACGATCAAGTGATGCAAGCTATCGCAGGTGCGACTCCTGAACAACTCCTCAAGATCAAGGAAGTGGACGCACAGCTAGTCTTGGACCTCAAGAAACTAGAAGTTGATGTGCTCAAGATCAAAGCAGGAGATACAGCAGATGCACGAAATCGAGAGATTCAAACAAAGGACTGGACTCCTCGTATAATTGCAGGATTGATTATCGGATTGTACATTGGTGTACAAGTTGCAGTATTTCATACAGTCGTCGATCCTACGATGCGCGATTTCGTCATGCGTTCAATGGGAACACTTGACGCAGCAGTAGGATTAGTGTTATCTTATTACTTTGGCTCTTCGACGGGTTCAGCAGTTAAGACAGAACAACTCACAACAGTTATTAACGCTAGAAACGGGAAGTAATTATGCCTGGGCTATCGATTGAAGAAATGCTTTCTGCATTGAAAATAGATGTTGCCCTCGCACAAAAGGACATTTTCCTCACTGCAAAAGTGATTGATAAACTTACCGAAGCTGTGGAAAAAATTGAAGCGATGAATGCGAATCTTTGTAAGATGATTGCGCTGCATGAATTGAAGCACGATTCGTCTCAACAAATTCATGCGGAATTTGACGCCGATATGCGAGCCGTTCATGGACGTATTGATGGTATCTTCTCGGAAAAGCCATCAGTTGATTTAACACAGGAAGAGAAGGTAACCAGGACATTACATACGCTGGAGAGGTGGAAGTGGATTCTCATTGGTGCACTCATCGTGCTAGGATATATTCTTGGTCATGTGGAGTGGACAATGGTCTTCAAAGCGATTCAATTTCGTGGGCAATAGGGAGCACTATGTTAAACTTTAGAGATTTCATCACAGAAGAAGGACAACACGAACTGAAAGAAGCATTCGGACAGAAGCCAGCAGTGCGTGAATATGGAGATGAGCATTTGTCACGTTATGCAAACCATATTGTGAACGATCATGAACGAGGGTATCAGGGGAAACCTGTTCCTGAGCATAATAGAATGAGTGTGTCGTTTGAGCATGGTCCAAAATATACTCGCGTAGTTACTGCCCACGGTCCTTCACGTTCCGCTCATTCATTTATTGATCCAAAGGGAAACATCTATAAAGCGGCAAGCTGGAAAACTCCTGCAAAGAACTTTCCAAGAGGACACATTACTGACCCCGTTCATAGTCGCGTATCGTGGACTGGGGCGCAGTAAACACTTGATTTCCACTTCCAATTCGTGTATAATCCAGAGATGGCATTATACACGGATTTGAAATACACCCAACTTCTCTCCACTCACTTTGATAAATTCGTTCGCAAGAACGATTATCTCTTCAATGTGCGCTGCCCCCTCTGCGGGGATTCTGAAACTAAAAAAACCAAAATGCGGGGATACATCTACCGCGATAAGCAACGTCTTGCCTACAAATGTCACAACTGCACGCAAGCTATATGGCTTGGGGAACTCATCCTGAAGGTTGCTCCTACCCTTTATAAAGACTATCTGTTTGAAACATTTGGAGATACACCACGTCTCAAACGTCGAATAAAGGAACCCAATGTCTTTGAGGGTCCTTCCACGTCAATACGATTCGGGAAGATGGAGCAAGCAATCTTTCAGAATGCCGAGAAGTTAACCCACCTACCGGAGACTCATTATTGCATTCGTTATGTCAAGGAACGTATGATTCCGCAGGAGTTTTGGAGCAAGCTTTATTTTACGGAAAACTATGCTGAATTCCTGAAGGAAATCTACCCCGAACATGGAAAAGCCCTGTTACCTGAAGCTAGACTCGTCATTCCCTTTTATGACCCCTACAAAGCCCTCCTCGCCGTTTCTGGACGTGCTTTCGAGGACAATGCGGTGCGCTATATCACGGTGAGGACGAATCAGGACGATGATAAGCTCATTTATGGGTTGGACAGAATAGATCAGAATAAACTTGTTCAGATTGTTGAAGGACCCCTAGATAGTCTTTTTCTTGGTAATACAATTGCTTCGTGCGATTCAAACTTAATCTTAACCGCACAAAGATTGTCTGCCGCTCAGATTGTTCTAGTCTATGACAACGAAAAACGTAGCGGAGAAATATGCAGGCAAATGGAACGAGCAATAAAGTTAGGACATAAAGTGGTAGTTTGGCCTTCCTGGCTTCTTCCGAAGGACATCAATGAAATGGTCTTGGGGGGTTATTCACCCTCAGATATTCAAGACATCATATATAAGAATACATTTTCAGGATTAACAGCATTAGCACATTTGACGTATTGGAAGAAATGTATACAATCTACCAAATTAGCAACACAACGAATGGGAAGCGGTACATAGGTTTCACCCACAAGAAGCCTGAAGTACGTTTCGCAGAACATAAGAAATTGTCTATTTGTGGTTCCCCACAGTTTTATCAACAAAGGAGAACTTTAGTATGAACATTGTGAAGCCGTATGTACTGGTGGATGATTATGATTTGGGTTCTAGTGAGCAAGGAATCAGAATGCTCCGTAAGATTGAGCGTATCGCTCGTATTTCTCACCGTTCAGAAGAAGCACAGACAGAAACATCATGGGATCGTTTTCTCCGTGCGGTGGTTTTGAGCCATGGAGATTGGAGTGTCACAGAACATGCCAGCATTTCTGTGGAATTCTATGTGGACCGTGGCATTACTCATGAGATTGTACGGCACCGTCTTGCCTCCTACACTCAGGAGTCCACCCGCTTTGTGAACTATGAAAAGAAAATGCCACCGAGTTTCTTGTATCCTAAGACGTGGAATGCAGAGGGATGGGATGAGAAGTCCGTCATTGATTTGGATAATTGGTCTGTAGACTCTATCAGTCATATTGCCACAGATGTAAAAGCCGTAAATGAAGAATCGAGAAATATGTTTGTCGAACAGTTCGATCAGGATTGGTTACATTGTATTGCTGTGGTGGAAGATACATATAAAAAGTTGATTGGGAAGGGGTGGAAGCCACAAGAAGCACGATCCATTCTTCCTAATGCCCTTGGCTCCAAGATCGTCATGACCTGTAACCTCCGCAATTGGAGACATTTTTTATTGATGAGAACGACCCGCGAAACACACCCACAATGCCGTGAAGTTACTATTCCTCTTCTCAAGATTTTCCAAGAACGAATCCCCATATTCTATGAGGATATTGAGCCGATGGGTTCACAGGTAGACGCAATTGCAAAAGGACGATAACAATGAACGTAATACAAGAGTATTCACCCACAGGGTTCTCATTAAAGATTTTCAAAGATCGTTATGCGTTTACTCCCGAAGAGACGTGGCGAGAAGCATGTAGTCGCGTGGCTCATCAGATGGCGATAGCAGAAGCACCTGAGAAACAAAAGTGCTATGTAGATCGATTCTATGAAGTCCTCGTTCGCAATCTGTTTGTTCCGGGTGGACGTATATGGTATAACTCAGGGCGCACGAATCCACAATTACTCAATTGCTTTGTGTTGGACCCCAACAAAGATAGTAAAGAAGGATGGGGCAAGTCGGCATATGATATGATTGTCACTAGCATGACAGGAGGTGGGTGTGGAGATGATTTCTCAGATGTACGTCCAAGAGGTGCATCCATCGCAGGGCAACGAGGAGTCGCACCTGGTGCAGTTGAACTTATGCGTCTCATCGATGGTTGTGCACAGCCCATCCGTAACGGCGGACAACGGCGTGTTGCGCTTATGTTCAGCCTCGACCTTACTCACCCCGACATTGAAGAATTTCTCAGTGCGAAATTAGTGAAGGGTGAACTCACCCATGCGAATGTCTCTGTAAAATGCAAGCACACTAAAGCGTTCATCAAATCAGTAAAAGAGGATACAGAAATTGAGTTGCATTGGAAGGGGAAATACAAAAGACAGATCAAGGCGCGTCTCTTGTGGGATACAATTGTCAAGAATGCGTACAATTCAGCGGAACCCGGGTTTCTTAATTGGGAGCTTGTTGAGCATGAAAGCAACATTTACTACATCGAAAACCTCGTTACCACAAACCCATGTGGTGAGCTTGCCCTTGCAGCGATGGAACCGTGTTGTCTCGGACATCTTGTGCTGTCTCGTTTTGTTGTGGGAGATGAGATTGACTATCCTGCATTGGGAGATACGATTCGTCTTGCTGTACGATTCCTTGACGATGCACTCAGCGTGAATCATTTCCCACTGAATGAAATGAAGATCAAGTCTGCCAGTCTCCGTCGCATTGGATTAGGAACCACTGCACTTGCTGATACGCTTGCGATGCTTGGATATAGTTATGGATCAGAAGAAGGAAATAAGTTTGTTGATAAGCTCTATCGTTTCATTTCCAAAGCTGCCTATGAAGCGAGTGTCCTACTCGCAATTGAGAAGGGTTCGTTCCCTCTGTGCGATCCGTTAAAGCATGTTGAATCGGGATTCATGAAGCGTATGCCAGCGAAAACAAAATCGTTGATTCTTGAACATGGGATTCGCAATTGTGCAATCCTCACTCAAGCTCCAACGGGAACAGTTAGTATTCTCTCGAACAATTGTAGTTCAGGTATTGAGCCGATGTTCGCTCCTGCATATGAACGTCGCTATTGGGAGAAGGATGAGCGGAAAGTGGAACTCGTCTTTCATCCATTATTTGAACAGTTCATGCTTGAGGGAAAAGACGTGAAGCATTTTGTGGGTTCCCATGATTTGACTGTGCGCGATCACTTAGAAGTCCAGAGGATCATACAGAAGCATGTGGACAATGCTGTGTCAAAGACAATCAATATGCCACATGATTATTCCATTGAGGATATGGAGAAACTGTGGCTTGAATATCTCCCTCATCTCAAGGGCACGACATTCTATCGGGAGAAAACAAGGGGATATGTCAATGCAGCAGGGGAAGTTGCGGAACCACCGTTGTGCGCGATTCCTCTCAAAGAAGCTAAGAAGCGTTTCAAAGAATCTCACACAACAGGGACAGAAGCCGTGATGGAGTGTCCTTCGGGAGTCTGTCAATTATGAAAACTGGTCTTTTAGTGCCGGAAGAGTTGTCAATCCTTAACTTGCGACATCCGATAATTGGTGTTCCCTATATACGTGTGGATCGGGGTACGGATTGGGGCAATCCATTCGTCATTATA